TGAATAGTTGGATTACGGAAAACATTGAGGAATTAAAGAAAATATGTAGTAGAATCACTCGCGGTAATGATAGCGAGGATCTACTACAATTATCTATTCAACAATTCCTATTAAATAAAAAAGTTCCAACAATACCAGATAAAGAAAAACTATTCTTCTTTACTCGCATCGTCCGTAATAACTATAATTCTAAAAGTTCCCCTTACTACCATCAATATAAGAAGTTTCAATTCTCAGAGATTGGGGATATTGAAATAGAATATTTAGAAGAAGAGGACGAACCTATAATAACACTAGATTGGGTTTATCAAGAATTAGATAAACTTGACTGGTATTACAAACGACTAATGGAAATGTATATTGAAGAAGGGTGTTCAATTACAAAAGTTTCAAAGAGAACAACAATACCTCTCAATAGTGTTAGTAGGGACATCAATAAAATTAGAAAAATACTAAGAGAAAGACGAAATGTGCAATTGTAAAAATAACACCAATACACAACAGAAAATAGTTCCGAAGGGGATAACACCAATTCAGGTAATTCAAGTTGCTGGCGCCCCCTTAAATTACTCCATAGAGGAAGTAATAAGAGCGAAGGATTACATCAACGCAAGAGATAAGAAACAAGTAGAAAGAGATTTTGTATATCAACTTCTAATGAGAACAGGAGGACCAGCAATCTATGGATACTGTGATATCCCTTGTATGAATGATTTAAGAACTCATATCAATAAATTAGACCAACAATTACAACATGGCTAGAAGAAACTACAAACCCACTGGTAATCCTGTTGGAAGACCAAAGGTATCAATAGACCAATTTCCAAAGGACTGGAAAGAGGAACTGGCAAGGATGGGGTCAGAAGGACAACTCGACATAGATTGTAAAGTTTATCTACATATATCCAATGAAACATTTGCTCGAATGATGGTTGAAGAACCAGAATTTACAGAAGCCGTTTCTATTATGAGGTCATTATCACACGCTTGGTGGGCAAGATTACCAAGACAAGCATTCGGATCAGGAACATCAAAACAGATGAACTCAAACCTCTACGCATTGGTAATGAGGAATAGATTCAAAGACGAATGGAATCACGCAGAGAATAAGGTTGATATTACAACACAGGGAGATAAGATTGATTCAAATAAAAAGATTGAGATTGAAATAATTAAAAAGACAATCGATGGCAAAGAAGACAAGTAATACCTCCGAGAGAAAAATCCTACTCAATAAAAAGAAACAAGGGGTAGCAAGAAAAAAGTTTAGTGGTAAAGACCAAAAACCTAAAAGGTACAAAGGACAAGGCAGATGAAAATAGATTTAAGATTAGGGGACTGCTTGGAAGTCCTGAAAACAATACCAGATAATTCAATAGATTCTGTGGTTACAGATCCCCCATATCATCTTACAACTAATACATCATCATCAAAAGGATTTATGGGGAAAGAGTGGGACGGAGGGGACATAGCATTTAGGACAGAAGTATGGAGTGAGTGTTTGAGAGTATTGAAACCAGGAGGACATCTATTAGCATTTAGTCATAGTAGAACATATCACAGAATGGGTGTTGCTATTGAAGACGCAGGGTTTGAGATTAGAGACCAAATACTTTGGATTTACGGCTCGGGATTTCCGAAATCACATAACATCGGTAAAGCGATAGACAAGATTGAAGGTAATGATAGAGAAGTGGTAGGTCATAACCCAAATCATAGAAACACAGAGAGTGATGTAATACCATTAGGATTTCAAGGTGGAAGAAGTGATGGAACTATAACCAAAGGTAATAGTGATTGGGAAGGTTGGGGAACAGCACTCAAACCAGCACACGAACCAATAGTGATGGCAAGAAAACCCCTAACAGAAAAATCCATAGCAGAGAATGTATTGAAGTATGGAACAGGTGGGATAAATATTGATGGTTCAAGGATTGGATTTAGAGATGAAGCAGACAAAGAAAGTGCTAAACCTGGTTCGTTAAACGCAACAGGGGAACATAGTATGTTTGGATTAAAGAGTGGTAATGAATTAAATGATGGTGGTAGATTTCCAGCAAACATAATCTTTGATGAAGAGGCGGGACAACTATTGGACGAACAGAGTGGAGAAAGAGGAAATGGTTGGAAGAAGAATTATGGTAAAGAAGATTATGAAGGATTACAATATTCATCATCAACACAACAATGTGTTTTCGGTGGAGGATACAATGGAAAAAATACATATTCAGATAAAGGTGGAGCAAGTAGATTTTTTTATTGTCCCAAGACATCAAAGAGTGATAGGAACGAAGGATTGATTGTTGAGAAAGAAAAAAACAAAAGACCTATTGGTGTAGCATTCAATAATGAAGATGACTTATTCCAACAGGGTAATGGCAACAATCACCCCACAGTTAAACCAACAGACCTAATGAGATACTTGATAAATCTTATTACCCCTCCAAATGGAACGACATTAGATCCGTTCATGGGCAGCGGTTCAACAGGCAAAGCAGCAATCAGGTGTGGGGTGAATTTTATAGGAATTGAAAAAGAACAAGAGTATATGGATATAGCATCCGCAAGAATACAACACGAACAGAATAAACCAGTACAACAATCATTATTCTAATGCCAAGAAGCAAAGTAAGAGGGGGTAGAAAAGCCCACAACAAACGAGTTAAAAACAGAAACAAACTCAACCAAGAGAACTGGCAAAAAGCAGTCAATTTCGCATATAAGAAACATGAGGAGTGGAAGGCATCAAAATCAGCACAGACAGAAACTGTGAAGATTCAAGTTAAAGAATAACCTGTTGAAGATATCCACAACACAAACCTTTGAAGACCTATTGAACCCTGATTACAGAAACTATGTATTTCAGGGTTCTTCTCGTGCGGGGAAAACATATAACATTATTTTATGGATGGTAATAAACATTCTCAATGAAGAGAATAAAGTATATTCCATTGTGCGTAAGACACTCCCCTCACTCAAAGGTTCAGTCCTACGAGATCTAAAAGACATACTAATAAAATTAGATATGTATGACTCCAACAAATGGCACTCGGTAGATGGTTATGTTGAGATTGGGTCAAACATTATTGAATGGTTCTCTCTCGATACGGAGGAAAAGGTTAGGGGTAGAAAAAGAGATGTGTGTTTTATAAATGAGGCAACAGAAATAACCTATGATGAATATGTTCAACTATCACTACGAACAAGTGAGAGAATGATATTGGATTTCAACCCATCATTATGGCAGTCATGGTTGTATGATATGGAAAAACAATCAGACACATTCTACACGATTGTGACTTACCTCGACAATCCATTTCTACCCCAACAACAAGTGGAGGAGATTGAGAAACTAAGAACAAGAGACCCTCAAATTTGGAGGGTATTTGGTCTTGGTCAAAAGGGTATTCCAACAAGAGTTGTATTCAGTCATCAACAGATTTATGATGAATTACCACAGGGGGCAAAACTATTGGGATACGGAATTGACATTGGGTTCAATGACCCCAACACATTAGTCAAAGTGTATAAAGATGGGGATTCAATTTATTGTGAGGAACTATTGTATTTGAGGAATACAACCATATCTGATTTTATCTATAAGATTAAAGATTTGGGTATCAATCTAACTGACGATTTTATAGTAGATTCCGCAGCACCTCAGGCAATAGCGGAGATGTCCCGTTCAGGAATAAACGCAAAACCAGTCAAGAAGGATCAAATCCTTGCTGGTATCGACCAAATCAAAAGACACAATTTATTCATACATAGAAACTCCTTAAACTTACAAATGGAGTTGAACTCTTATGTATGGAAGTCAGATAAAAATGGGAACAATTTAGATGAACCCGAAGATAAAAATAATCACATCATCGATGCGCTCAGATATATTCTACAAATGAAGGTAATGAGAAACACAGGGGTCTATGTGATGTAAAATGAGAGATTAAAATAATAGATATTTATAGATATATGGAAACAACCTACATAGAACACAAAGGTCAAAAGTATGAAGTAAAAGAGCCAACCATAGAATCATGGAAAAATGTAATGATATACAAAGACCTATTAGATGAGGAAGAGATGTATATCAAAATGATTTCTGAGGTTACAGGAATTTCCATGCAAGAAATCAAAAGTGCTGACGCACTTGAAATCAGGACTGCTGGTGACAAGTTGTGGAGGTATCTAAATCAGGAATCCAAAAAGTTATTCAAGAGTTTTGAACATCATGGTATCACCTACAACTTGGTTGATTTCAACAAAATATCATTTGGTCAATTTGTGGATATTGATACATTCATGAAAAAAGATGAGTCGTATAAGGTTGCTAATCTAAATGAACTGGCAGCCTATTTATATTGTGAAGAAGGTGTGGTTTATGGTAAGTCAGACATCAAAGCAAGAATAGAAGATTTCAAGGATTTACCAGTAAAATTCGTAGAATCAGCGATTTTTTTTTTGTTGAATTTGGGAAAGGGATTGCGAGAACTTACCACACTTTATTCCAAGAGCCCGTTCATGTGGAAGATGATGGAAATCAGAATACGATGGGTAAATTTTGGGGATGGTATCAGGCAATTGTTCTCCTCGCGGAGAACAAAATTTGGAAAATTGATAGTGTTACTAATCTCCCCCTTGTGGCTTGTCTCAACCATTTGTCGTGGCTTATGGACTACAATCAGGAACAAGAGAAAAAAATAAAAGAAATACAGAAAAGATAATATGTCTTCACCAACTCCAACCCCAAGTCCAACTCCAAAGGAAGTCAATTTTAAGACACTGGCAACGGACTTTGAAACATTGGCAAACTTACATAAGCAGTTGAACTCATTTGGTTTGGGGGACATTGACCAACTTACCTATTGGACACAATCAAGATTAAAGGAAGAAAATACGGAATATCAATCTCCATATTATCCTCTATTATACATTGTTCCATCAAAGGTTGAGAATGACTTACAATATAAAGTTTGGGAGTTCAATACAACAGTATCAGATATTGTTGAAGATTCATTACAAAATAATGAAGACACCTTATCTGACACCTTACAAATACTACAAGATGTAATATCACAATTCAGGTTATCTACCACAAATGTATTGGGTAATTACTACGACAAATACTATGTTGATGATGAGGTTGTTTGCACCCCATTTTTGGGGGAGCAGGACGACGATCTAAATGGTTGGAATGGTCTATTGAGGATAAAGACGATGACCTCATTAGACCGATGTGCTGCGGCTTTTAACGAATGGACTGGTGCGTCTATCACTCACCCCAACGGAATCAACTTAAAAACATTCACAGACGATTTTAGGATATTGTCTGATTATCACAAACAGATTCAATCTTATGGATTTGGTAAGATGGATGAATTTACCTATTGGAATGAG